GGTGCCGCTGCTACTGGTGTCAGTCAGCGTCGCCTCCGCGTTTTTGTGGCGCACGCCCGCAGTGGTCCAGGCGGTCGTCGTGATGTTGCCGGTCAACGAAAACTGATTCGCGGACAAGGCCCCGGTATAGCTGGGCAACTTGCCGATGATATACGTCCAGAGCCGCGATGCCAGGGGAATAACGCTAGGCATGGGAAATCATCCGTAGTAGCTGATATTCAGTTTGGCGGATGCAACGGTTTCGATAAACCGGATCGCACTCAATGCGCTGTCATACAGCAAGAGGGTGCCCGCATCTAATACCATCCCGACGCTGGCAGTGGGGTTCGTCCCATCATCCCGCCAGCGCACATCGGCGGATTCAACCTGAATCAACGCCAACCGCGCCCCAATGGGCACGGTCAGCGCGGCGGCGCTTGATAGCGAGGTGATTTGCTGGTAGCCCAGTGCGGTTAGCGTCCCCTGGATGACAGGGACTGGATAGCCGCTGCCGTAGGTAGATAAAGGCATTAGACCTCCTCCTGCGGCGGGTCCGCGCCCGGCGCATCGATCGACGCTTTTGCTGCGCGTTTGGGTTTCACGCACATACAGTTGGCGCTCGCCGCCGCCGCTTCAAAGAGCGGCGGCAACTCTCGCCCCTCCGGTCCAATCACAATGGCGTGACCGGACAGGAGGCAGAGATGGACTGGTTCAGTCCCAGGAGATCGCCAGATCGCCATCCTTTAGTCCTGACTGAAGTCCGCCCGCGCCGGAACGATGTACTCGACTTCCAGTCGCGCCGCACCCGCAGAGGCCGCCGTGCCCACCGCCGTCCAGGTGACCTTGATCTCGCGGGTCGTGGACAGCACGGCATAGCCGGTAGGGACCAAGGCCAGCCGTCCAGCCGAGGCGATGGAGGTGGACGCTTTGTAGCGGTCAGCGGTCGTGGCATCGCCAACCACGATGACGTCCGACGTGCCTGAATTAAACGCCGTTTTGACCACGACGGCGCCGCCGACCACCACCGCCCCGACCGGCAGCTTGATGGCCGCAGCCGCTACCCCCGTGGCGATGTCGGTATAGGAAAAATCCACTGTTGCCCACGCCGAGCGTTGCCGGCCCGATTGTAGGGTGATTGCCATCGCAGTGCCTCCTTACAGGGCGTGATCGCACGCGATGACGCCGAAGTCTTCGACCGTGCCATCGTAGGGCGACATGAATTTGGGTTTCCGCAGGCCGAACATCTTGTCCACGCTGATGCCCTGTTGCGCGCCGTAGTCAAAGGTCTCCTCCGCCCACTCCGGCGGCCCCAGGTCAGCCATGGCCAGCGCCTGCGCGCCGCACAGTAGGGTGCGCGTGCCGTCGATCAAGCTGCCGTCGCCCCATTTGGAGCCAGACGCTAAGCCCAGGGTGTTGAACACCATCCGGTGTTCATGCAGCACCGCGCCATCGACAGTCACGGTCGCCCCGGTGAAGAAAGGATTTGCATCCCCCTTGGGCGCGGCGTTGACAATGGCGTTGAGGTAGTTGGAATCCATCTTCAACTTGGCCAGCGTGCCCGGATGCACCAGCAGCACGTAGTATTCCTTGCCGCCCGACATCAGGGGCTTGACGTAGTGCGTCTTGGCGTAGCTCACCAGTTGCACAATCATCTCGTAGGACGGCACATCGGCGGCGGCCACATCGGCAGTCGATCCGGCTTGCAGGGTGTTGGTCGTGCTCACGTCCCAGCGGCGATGCCGGTTGGTGGTGGGCGCGGACACATCGGCGGCAAAGGACAGTTGCGCGAGCGCAGACCTGGTGCGGGCCGCGCCGTTGGTTTGATAGGCATAGCTGACGCCCGACAGGGTCAGAAACGCCAGTTGATCGATGCGGTTGGCCAGCCAGTACGCCAACTTGTCGCGGGCTTGCTCGCGGAAGTTGATGATGGATTTCTGATCCGACATCTTGCCCTTGTTGCGCACCTGCTGGCTGAGGAGATCGATTTGCAGGTCCAGGCTGTAGGACTGCATCGCTTCCTCATTTCCCTCGCGCTGATTGTCGCCGACCACGCCATCGGTGGTCAGGTCCGCCACGAGGTGCATCAACACCTTCTCGCCGCGTTCGGTCTTGGTGAGGTCGGTGATGCGCTGGATCAGGCTGTTATCGCCGGTTCCGGTGAACCGCTTGATGAACATCTGATCGCGGGCGTTTTGCCACAGGTCGCGCGACCAGATGATTTTTTGCTGCGACGTCAGCGCAGCGAAATTCGTGAGCGCCATGCTCGAACTCCACAGACAAAGAAATAATGTGGGTTCCAGGCATGTCGTCGCTGGGGACGGAGACGCGCTCAGACAGGACGCGATACTGGGGCGGATGTCGTTCCGCCCGAACGAGACTTGAATGTACTGCGATTTTTACGCGGTAGCAAGCGCCTTCCCTGTTTACGCCGCCATGGCGCTGCGTCCCGACCGGCCCTTGAGCTTGCGCTGCAAGGTGGTTTCGGGCCGCTCGCCCTCATAGCGGGCAAACCGCAGGCTCATGATCAGATAACGGCTGGCCGCCATCAGATCATCGTACTCCTTAACCACCTTGCCCTCGTCCCGATGGTACAGCCGAAACTCCTCCCACCAGTCAGCCAAGTGCCGGGCGACTTTCAGCCGTCCGGTGTACATCCGGTCCAGCATCGCCATCAGCCCGGCTTCCACGCCGATACTGCCGTCCTCATGCTGGGCGTGCTCCGGCAGCATGTTTACCCCCTGACGGCGATATTGCTCCGCCAGTGGTTCCCCGCTGTCCTTGGAGTGCTGCAAGCCATCGTGCGGCCACGCCGTCGGAATCCACGCGCCGCGGGCCTTGAGCGCCGCCGCGTGGATGACCGGCGTCGCTTCCTTCACCCGGTAGCAGTCGTAAAAATAGACCGTATCGCTGTCTCGGTCCCAGCGCGCCCAGACGGCGGCGGTCGGATGGTCCCAACCAAAGTCGAGCGCCGCGAGGGACGGCCATTGTTTGGGGAAGGCCATGGCGTCGAAGGTGATGGACTCCTCCACTACCGGAAAGATGCGCCCGCTGCCAAGAATCGGGATGCCCTTCACCCGCGCATCGCGCTCGTGAGCGGGATAGCTGGCAATGATGCGCGCCCGCTCCTCCGGCGCGTAGTGCAAGGCGTCCTCGATGGTCATGTTGATATCAAGGCGGTCGGCGGACGGCTCATACAAAAAGCGCCGCACCACCTCGGACATGCCCAGCAGTGGGGTGAAGGTCAGCCACACCCGCCCGCCCGTGGCGTTGGTGCGGGTCAGCCCCTCCAGGTAGATGTCCAACGGCGGCTCCTCGTCGAACGCCACCAGATCGAGGGTTTCGCCTTGCCAGCGTTCACGCCCCTGATCGTAGGTCTTGAAGGTCAAGGTCGAGATGCCGCCGGACCGGTGGCGCACCCGGACGGTATCCACCAACCCGGCCACGCCCCGCGCGGCGGTTCGATCCAGCAGCGCATCGGCAGGGATGCTGCCCGTGCCCCACTCGCCGGGTCGGCCCAGCACCAGGCGTTGAATGTTGTCGCGGGTGGTCTGGGCGGTTTCGCTGGCGGCCCAGGCGGCGATGGGCCGCGCCCATTTCCGCCCTGGCCAGTCGGCGGGATAGCGCCCGGTCAGGTGCATCGCCAGTTCCATGCTGGCGGCTAGCGTTTTTCCTGCTTGATTGGCCGCCCTCAGCAAAATTTCTCGATGCGTCTTTCCCGCCGCGTGGAATTCCGCCTGCTTGGGGTAAGGCGTGTAGTGGGCCAGGCGGTTGCGGCGCTGGTGGTCAAGGGCCGATTCCAGCCGCTGGCGAATCTCAGTGAGCGAATCCAAGATTCAACGCCTGCAACAGTTCGCGGATGCGGGCCAGATTCTCTTCTGGCGATAGCTGGCCGATGTCGGCGGTCGCCGTGTCCAGGCCCCACGCCTTACGCTCGTCGGCCTGGCGCAGGCGCAAGGTTTCAGCCTGGATTTTCGCCAGCTTGGCCATCTCGATGTTTCGCCCGTAGTGCGCGTCCCACCATAAATCCGAGTGTTCATTCCATTCCTGGCGATGCCGCTCCAGTACTGCGACCTTGCGCGCCGCTTCGTCCGCAGGGGCCTGCGTCGTCCGTTCGCGCCGCCGCTCGACGGTGCTGGGATGGAGCGGGGTTTCAATCGCCAATGCGTATTGGCCAGCCACTTCCATTACTACATCCTCAGCGCGGCCAAGGCCCGTTGCGCCAGCAGGCTCTTTTGCCGGGTCAGTTCATCGATGCGCGCCTGCTTGTCCAGCCCGCTCATCGTCCGATTCGCGCCGATGCGCCGCTCGGCCTGCCCCAGTTCGGCGAAGGCGCGGGCGACTTGCTCCATCGGGGCGGCTTGCGCCAGGGCTTTCCCGTGCTGGGCGACGTGGCGCTGGAGGGCTTCCGGGTCTTGCAGCCGCTCGAACAGCCGGGCGTCGGCGGCGATTTGCCGCACCTGCTGCAACTGGTCGTAGAACTCGGTGACGTAGCGACTGCTGCGCCCGTCCGGGGCGAACCGTTGCAGCAGGTCGCCGATCAGCGGGATGTCCGTCTGCTTGGCGGGGCGCTCGGGCAAGCCCATGGCCGGGCGTGCGGCGTAATCGCCGATCAGCAAGGCTTGCGTGCCCAGCCAGCCGAAGTAACCCCGGATCAGGTGCTCGATCTGCACCGGCGACACGCCGGCCCGGCCCAACCCGGCCTCACTGGCGCCGATGGCCAGCGCCGAGGTGGAATAGCGACGCCGCAGTTCCGGCGACAGCCGCTCCATATCCAGCGTTTCAATCGGGCGTCCAGTAAACGTGCTGCGGTTGGCGTAGACCTCCAGCAGCGGCTTGACCAGTTGCGGGGTCGGGTCGAAGGCGAAGGTCTGTCCCAGCATGGCGCCCATGCGCTGCGCAAACAGTGATCCGGTCGCTTCTTGGTCTACGATCTGCTCGGCCAGCCGCTCGGCGATCTGGACCGAGAATGTATCCACTGCAAGCTCGACGTCCTAGGCCCGCAGTTCCGGATTCTCTTTGGCCAAAGCCTGCAACAGTTCGGATCTGATCACCTGATCTCCTTCCCCTCAAGGCTGATCCAGCAAGTCACTCCAATAGGAAATCCGTTGACCAGTAACCGAAAATTGCCATGAAAGGCACCGATTTGCAATGGTCGAACCTTCATAACCGAACGATGAACTAGTGAACAGTACCCTTGTGCGGTCGCATGCCCTTCTCGCCCCTTCACAGGCGTGAATTGCAAGCTAGGTTGCCGCGATAAGCCGTTGGCAATGCACGGCAGGACAAGGATCGCGCGATGAAGGACATCTCCAGCTGGAACGAGGGTGACTGGATCGCGGCGATCGCCGCGGTCGGGCTGTTCGCGGTGATCGCCATCGGCGGCCTGATCGCCGGCCGCCGCAGCGAGGAAGTGCTGGGCCATCCGCGCGGCCTGTTCGTCCTGTTCTTCACCGAGATGTGGGAGCGCTTCTCCTACTACGGCATGCGCGCGCTGCTGGTGCTCTATCTGACGGCGCCGCTGGTGTCGGAGAACGGCAAGCCCGCCGGCCTGGCGATCGACAACGGCACCGCCATCGCGATCTATGGGGCCTACTCGGGCCTGGTGTACCTGACGCCGATCGCCGGCGGCTGGATCGCCGACCGC